ACACTTCGTACGAGCGGCACATGAAGGACCTGCAGACCATCCGGGACAAGGCGCTCGAGGCTGGTGCGTTCGCTGCTGCGGTCCAGGCGGAGTACCGCCGCGGTCAGGCCCTGGGGACTATCTATGTCGAGCGGAAGGAAATTCGCCATGGGACCATCGACTCGATGTCCAAGGAAGAAGTGCAGCGCAAGCTGGACGAGATCAAAAAGCTGTACGGTGGCCCGCCCCCGACTGCCCTTATTGATGCCGATACCGGGCAGGTGATCGAAAGTGTCTCCCGAGAGCTTGACCCACCTTTTGACCCTGGAGTGGCGGACCCTCCGCCTGACGTCTTCGAAGAGGTTCCTCCCGATGCCAACAACCCCTGAGGCCCGGCTTTCCCGCCGGGTTCGAATTGCCCTGCAGGAACACGGCTGCGCGGTCGAACGGATTGAGAACCGGGTCAACCTGGGCGTGCCTGACATGTTGGTCGGGATTGGCTCCCGGTTTGTGATGCTCGAGCTCAAGGCTCTTACCCGCGGGCTTGCGGTTGCCCTGCGGCCGCACCAGATTGCCTTTTTGACCCGGCACTCTCGAGCTGGTCGGCCTTGCTTTGTCTTGGTGCACGATGGCGGCTCCGTCAATCGAAAGGCTTCGTTGAGCTTGTACTCTGGCACTCAGGCGCTCGAGCTTGCCGAGATCGGCCTACGGGCGGCGCCTATCATGAGCTGGCCAGACCGTGAAATCGACTGGCCCGCTCTGGTCGAGCTGCTATCGGCCGGGGTTTATCGATTAGAAAATCCAATTGGCCCGGACCCGGAAGATTCGGCATAGTTGAACCCGCTGCATCCCGCAGCACCACAGAAAGGATAGAGTTATGAAGGTTTGGATTGAGCTGCCCGCCCCCGCTTCCCCTGACGAAGCCGCTGAGCTCGAGCGGCACGCTGACGCCATGCTGGACCGTTTGAACAAGGGCGGGCTTTCTTTCTTTTGGTCCGCCGAGGATTCACGCTGGTGGCTTATTCAGCGCAGCAGCGGCGCTTATTGGACCCTCACGGACAATGGGCACTGGTTCGATATGGCGCGCATGGATTTATTCGAAACCGCTTGACGACAGAGCCGGCCGCGGGCTAAGCTGCGGCTGTCATCAACAGAAAGGATAGAGCGATGATCAAGACAGTGGCCGTATCCGGCAACAGCAAAACCGGACCCATAGCCGTTACTTACCGCAGCGGTGCACATGAAACCTACGGGACGTGTCCGAAAAGCTGCGCGCTGCACCCTAAAAATGAAACCGGCGCCCACACGGTGGACACGGAGTATCTTGCGGCGGTTATCGACGCGGTCCCGCCCGGTGGCTTGGCTTGGACGTATTCACACTTTCCGGCCGCGGCGCTGCCGCACCCTAAGCCGGGAAAAACCGTTATCAATTCGAGCTGTGATGACATGCGGGACGCTGTCCTCGCGGTGGAATCCGGCCGCCCAGCGGTTTACGCCGCACCGGCCGACACGGTGGACACGTGGCCGCGGGTGTTCCAGGGCGTGCAATTCCTGCGCTGCCCGGCCGAGTTGAGCGAGGATTTCAACTGTCAGCGCTGCGGGAACGGCCGCCCCCTGTGCGCTCGTGGGGAGCGGGACTACGTGGTCGTGTTCGTGGCGCACGGTAGCGGGAAAAAGAAAGTTGGCACCGGTAAGGGCGGATGCTATGCCGCTGGGGGCCCGACAGCTATCCAGTGGCACGGAACCCGGACGAAGGGCGCTGCCGACGATTCCCGAGCCCTGCGGGATTTTGCTCGAGCCCTGCCCTATGGCTCCATGCTGCGCCACCATGTGGCGGGCGATATCGGCCGGGAGGATTTCTAAATGTTCCTGCTGGCGCTGTTGGTGTTTTTCGCGCTCTGGTGGATTGTCGACAGGATCGATCCAGGATGACAATTAACGTATATGCCCCGAGGTTATGATTCCCGAGCCGATATGCCGGAATTTTGCATAAGGGCTACCCGGTTGATTCAGCATACGGAAACCAGGCCCCCGGGCCCTGGCGCTGCCACCCTGAAACGTGGCGCGGGGCCCGCGGACCGTTAATCAATCCGGCCAATTGGATTGAAAAATTCAATTGGACCGTGGGCCGCGGGCCGCGCACAATGCGAAGCATGCCGGGCCGCGGTGGCCGGGCGTAAACAGAAAGGATAGAGAAAATGGCTCACATGATCGACACCACCACCGGCACAGCCGCTATGGCCTACGTGGGGAATACGCCGTGGCACGGGCTCGGCGCCCAGCTGCAGCCGGGCGCCAGCATCGAAGAATGGACCGCGGCCGCGCGCATCGGGTATACCGTGCTCGAGTCACCGGTTCTGTATGAGAGCCCCGCGGCCACGGAGCTGCAGCGGTGGCCGAATCGAAAGGTGCTGCACCGGTCCGATACCGGTGCGCCGTTGGCCGTGGTATCGGACGGCTACAACGTGGTGCAGCCGGCGGACCTAATGGGGTTCTTTGCCAAGCTGGCAGAGCTGGGCGGTTTCGAGCTCGAGACGGCCGGAGCCCTGAGCGATGGCCGCCGAGTGTGGGCCCTGGCCCGCGTGGCGGAGGCCGCGGAAGTTGTGGACGGGGACGCGGTGCGCCCCTATCTGCTGTTCGGCACGTCCTATGACGGGACCATGGCCACGGTGGCGAAGTTCACGGACATTCGCGTGGTATGCAATAACACTATCGTGCGCGCCCTGGACCAGGGGAACGGCTCGGTGCGCGTGCTGCACTCGGAGAAATTCGACGCGGACAAGGTCCGCCTGCAGCTGGGTATCGTCGCGAATTCGTGGGAGCGGTTCCTGGTGCAGTCCCGTGCCCTGGCCACCGTGTCGATGGACGACACGCAGGCGGACGAGTTCGTGCGGGCGCTGCTCGAGCCCTACCATACGAGCCGCATCGAGCTCAAGGATACGAAGGCGTATCGTCGCGTGCTGCAGCTGTTCCGCGGCGCCGCCATCGGCGCCAACATCCCTGGCGTGGCCGGCACGCGTTGGGCGATGCTGAACGCTGTCACCCAGCTGGTGGACCACGAACGCGGCCGCAGCAATAACACCCGGCTCGAGAGTGCGTGGTTCGGCACGGGCGCCGCGCTCAAGCTGCGCGCGGTGGAACTATTGAGCGAGGGGACCTAATAGAAAAGTTTCATTGGCCACGGCCCGCGGGCCGTGGCACATTATGGGTGTCGCGTGGTGCGACACCTTAGAAAGGATAGAGCGATGAAAGTTGAAGAACTGGTCCAGTTGCTTTACGGATGCGACCCCGAGGCGGAGGTTCTCATTTGGGCCGATGGCGTGCGTTATCCCCTCTCGAAAGATTTCCCGGTTGACCAATGGTGCCGCGCGTTCGTGGACCTCAACATTGTCACCATTCGGGAGACGGCAGAATGAGCGCCCACCTCACTCCCATCAGCCACTATCGCGCCTCCCTGTTCGGGAGCCGTGAGTCCGTGCCCGAGGCCCTGGACTACGTTCGCGATGTCGCGAACGCCGCGGGGTTCCAAGGCGTGGCGGTCTACACCGCTGCCCTGGTGCTGCTGAACTCCGTGATTGATGAGCTCGAGCGCGCAGAGCAGCGCAGCTTCGAGACGCGCGACTGGGACGAGGACATCCCGTTCTAGGTGCTGGCATGAGCCCCTGCTATCGGCGCCGGGGCGCCGATAGAAACAATTCACTGTACCCGGACCGCAAACCGTGCGACATTATGGGTGTCGCACGGTGCGACGATAGAAAGGATAGAAAATGAGAATCATCAATGTCAGCAGCTGCCGCTTCGCACTGCCCGAGGGGATGTCCACCAAGGACGTCCAGGCCCTGGTCGGCTTCCTGGCCACGCTGCAGAACGTCGATTCACACTACGACTACGGGACCAACGACTACCTTTTTTCGTTGGGCAGCAACCCCGAGGTGCGACTCGGTACTGTCACCCTGACAGAGAACGCTAAGGCCAAGGCAGACGCTAGCTACGAAGCGTACAAGGCCAAGCGAGACGCTGAGAAGCAGACCGCCTGACCGACAACTGGGCCGTGAGGCCCAGTCACCCAGGCCCGCCACCCGGCGGGCCTATTGCTTTGTGCGGTGCGATAGGCCTCGAGGCTATTGGACTCGAGGCGCTGGCATTGGGGCGTGCGCTATGGCTTCCTGCGTCCCGATAGCCCTGCGTTATGCGGGGCTGCCGCCTGACTGGCCGTACGGCCAGTCACGGTCGGCGTACTCGCCGACCGGGCGGCAGCCATCTATAAGGGGGGAGGGCCATAAAACCACCCAAGCTCGTCAGACTCGCCTGTAGCCCAGTTTTAGCCCAAGGAAAACGTCTTGGGAACTTGGACCCGGGGGCCACGAAACCACCCCCTTGTTTTGTAAATCGAATACCCGGGGGTATATTTGCAAAATTCAGAACCTCAGGGTCTGCAGAGATGGAAAATCACAACGACGTAGAAGCCGAAAGGCTGCGCCTCGAGCTGCGGCTCAGGCTCCTCGAAGCACAAGAACGCGCTTCGGGAGATTTCTTGAGCTTTTGTCAGTACGTCTGGCCCGAAATGTTGGTCGGTGAGCACCATCGGCGGATCGCGAAGGCTCTTGACCGGGTCGTTACTGGCGAATGTAAGCGCCTGATGATTGCTATGCCGCCCCGGCACGGGAAATCCCAGATGGGCAGCTACCTGTTCCCTGCCTATTTGATGGGCAAGCGCCCTCAGAGCAAGCTAATCGTTGGTTCGCACACCGCGGAGCTCGCTCAGCGGTTCGGTCGCATGATCCGAAACCTTGTGGAGGACACGCGGTACAAGGAACTTTTCCCCAACGCGGCCCTGTCTGCTGACAGCAAGGCTGCTGGACGGTGGAACACGAACCAAGGCGGCGAGGCTTTCTTCATCGGTAAGGGCGGTGCGATGACCGGCCGCGGTGGTGACGTGGTGATCCTGGACGACATCTTGGATGAGCAGGACGCTTTGTCTGAGACGGCGATGGAAAACACGTTTGAGTGGTACACATCCGGCCCCCGTCAGCGTCTGCAGCCCAACGGCGCCATCATTATCATCAATACCCGCTGGAAAACCGACGACCTAAGTGGGCGCTTACTGCGCCAGCAGGGCAATCTGAAGGCCGATCAGTGGGAACTGCTGGAATTTCCTGCCATTCTGCCCAGCGGTAACCCGCTCTGGCCTGGGTACTGGAGCAAGGACGAGCTTGAGAAGGTCAAGTTGTCCATTGGCATGAAGAAGTGGAACGCGCAGTGGCAGCAGGAACCCACGGATGACAGCGGCGCGATCCTGAAACGGGAGTGGTGGCGCAAGTGGAAGCACGACGAGCCTCCTGTTTGCGACTACATCATCCAGACTTACGACACGGCGTACAGCAAAAAGGAGACTGCTGACTTCTCTGTCATCAGCACGTGGGGCGTGTTCTACCCAGATGCTGACTCGGGCCCGAATCTGATTGCCTTGCACGTGCGCAAGGGCCGGTGGGACTTTCCTGAGCTCAAGCGTGTGGCCAAGGATGAGTATCGGTACTGGAAACCGGACAGCGTACTGATTGAAGCCAAGGCTACTGGTACTTCGCTGCAGCAGGAAATGCGCAAGATGGGGATTCCTGTGGCCATGTACTCCCCTGGCGGCCGGAAGTCGGGCACTGACAAGGTCAGCCGGGCCAACTCTGTGGCTCCGTTGTTGGAGTCGGGGATGATCTGGTACCCGGAGAACCAGGAGTGGGCGCAGGAATTGGTGGAGGAGTGCGCCGCGTTCCCCGTCGGGTCACACGATGACCAAGTGGATGCGGCGGTGATGGCTTGGATGCGGTTTCGTCAGGGCAACTTTATTGCGTTGGATTCGGACGAGGAAGACGAAAAAGAGCTTGAGACGGGACCAGTTGAGTATTATTGACAGGTCTATACAATCGACCGGAATTCTTGTCCCGAGGACCGCGGACCATGGCCCAGGATTCTTTTGATGCGATTGTGAATGCGGTGATGCTGGCCGAGAGTGGTGGTCGGCGTTTTGACAAGCAGGGCAACTTGTTGACTTCGTCCAAGGGTGCTCAGGGTGAGATGCAGGTGATGCCGGGGACGGCGAAGTCGCCTGGGTATGGGGTAGCTCCGGCGCAGGATAGGTCGCCGGAGGAGTTGGCGCGTGTTGGGCGGGACTATTTGAAGTCCATGCTGGACAAGTATGGTGAGCTGGATAAGGCTCTGGCCGCGTACAACTGGGGTCCGGGGAACACGGACAAGTGGATTGCTGCTGGTGCGGATCCGAAGAAGTTGCCGTCTGAGACGCGCAGTTATATTGACAAGATCAAATCGACGTTGGGTGGTGAGCGCGTGGCCAGCAGGGGCGGATCGAAGCCTGCTGCATCTCCTGCACCCGCGCCCGCTCCGCGGGCCCCGGCCCGTGGTGGTCCTCTTGCGTTTCCTGTACCGCGGACCGCGGACCTTGGTACGAGTTATCAAGCTGCTTTGGCGCTGTCTTTCTTGGCTGATGAAGCGGAGCGGGAGGATCGTGGTCGGGAGTATGACGAGCGCGAGCCCAGTACGGCGCAGAAGTGGTTGGCCAGTACGAAGCCGAGCATGACGCCGGAGATGTTGGCGATGCCGTATCGTTCCCCGTTTGGGGAAGAGCAGGAGCCGGTGCGCGCGGCTGATGGTGGGTTTATCGCGGTGGGGTACAAGGACGGCGGTTCGGTTTCGGACGGGGAATGGAAGGATGGTCCGCCCCCGCCGGAAGTTCCTCGCGGCCTTAGCGGTGACATCTTTGGTGCTGCGACGATGGAAGACGCGCCCCGTGGTCCGCGGACCGCGCGTGAGCGTCTGATGCAGATGTATCACTCGGCGCGGGATTTTGTTGAGGATGTGCCCAGGACTCCGTTGGGCATGGCCACAGAAGGTGCGATGTTCCTGGCGGACCGGTACAAGCTGATGCCTCCGGCGCTGCAGGAATTGATGGCGCAGGAAAAGGCGCGCAGGGATTCGTTGCGTGCGCTGCGCCATGCGCGGGGGTATGACGAAGGCGGGGAAGTAACGCCTGTGGCCTCCAAGCAGGATGTGCAGGAGCCGCCCCGTCGTACGGAATTCCGTGTACCGCCGGGTCAAGCGGAAGCGCGGCTGAGGGAATTCAACCGGTTGGACCCTGTTACTCAGCGCATGATTGTGGATGAGGATGCGCGGGTGCAGTTTGCTTTGACGCAAGCCAAGCCTAGCGTTTCTGTTCCGTACACGTTTTCCACGATGCCCGGCGCGCGGGCCTTGTACGACGAGACGTTGACGCTGGAGAGGAACAAGGATACGGCGGGTTACATGGTGCCGCCGTTGCGGGAGCGCACGCCGTCTGGGAAGACGGTGGCCACACAGGACGTGATGTTCTTGCAGCCGGGGCGTTCTGCGGAGAAGGAGTTGCGTACTCGGGCGCATGAGGCGGAGCATCTGTTGGCCAAGCGTGGGCTTGGGGATTCGCGCTTGATCAACAACAAGTTTGATGAGTTGATGGGCGACCCCAAAGCACGCCGGAAGTTTGTGGAAGCGGCTGTGAAGATGCAGCCGTACTTGGAAAAGACGTACGGTACGGAGAGTGCGTACTTCCGCCCCAACATGCTGGAGTTTCAGGAACGTGCGGGCAAGGGCCCGGTTTTGCTGTTTGAGCAGTTTGCTGAGTTGGCGGCGATTGAGCAGGCCACGGGCAAGGATCTGACGAAGGATCCTGAACTGCGCAAGACAATCTTCAAGGACAAGAAGGTCCGCGAGGTGTACAACGCGATGACGGGTTTGCGCCAGACGCGCCTGGATGCTCGGGACTTGGCCCCATACACGCCCATCCCGGAAAAAGAACCCAGCATGATGGAGTTCATCCGCGGCAGGCTGGGTTTTGCTGAAGGCGGCGAGGCTAAGTCGGAGGACAAGCCTGAAGCCAGGGCCTCTGCCCGTGGGATGATGCAGTCGTTGAAGTCGGGCGAGGGTGCCCAGGCTTTTTTGCGGGGCTTGACGATGCTGCCCCAAAACATCGCAGGCGCTCCCGTTGATCTTGCTACTCTGGCCATGCGGCCGTTTGGCTACAACGTGGAAAAGCCTGTTGGTGGGAGTGAGTGGCTGAAGGAAAAGTCCCGCGCTGCGGGCGTCGCGTTCCAGGAGCCGACAGACGCCAACGCTCGTGCGCTGTACACGGCTGGTGATATTGCCAGCAATCTCATCAACCCGGCTGGTGCGACGCGCGCCGCGGTCCGTGGTGTGAAAGAAGTGGGCGAGCAGGCTGGGCAAGCGGCCAAGATGCTGCGGGATCTCAAGCCGCCGTCAGGCCCTGACTTGGCGCCTGCTGGTGTTCCGGCGGAGATGGCCAAAGCGCCTGATCGCAAGTCTTTGGAAGAACTGGTCAGTGCTCCGATGCTGGCCGAAGGCTCTAAGCGGGACTTCTTGCGTTTGGAGCAAGCTGCGCGCCAGCAGGTTATTGCGGGTGAGCCGGTGACCGCGATTCCGAAGGCTCGGTTGATGGAGTTCACGGAGCCGGTCATGGATGTGGGCAGGGGCATGAAGTGGTACAAGCTCAACGATCCGCGCGCCACGATTCTGGAGGGCGGCGCCATGAACCACTCTATTGGTCAGTATGCCGAGGACCGCGGTTATGTGGTGGGCGGGTTGCCTGCATTTTTGTCGGGCCGCGCGGAGGTGTATTCTTTGCGTGGTGAAGACGGCATACCCCGGGTGACGCTGTCTATTGAGAAGTTCCAAAATGGGGATCGTTTTATTCGGGACGTCCGTGGTCCGTCCAATTCCAATCCAGCCGGCTTTCGGATGGCCGTTTTGAAATTTATGGACGATCCGAAAAATCGGGTGATTGGTTCGGAGTACCTGACCTACAACCAAAATCAGATGGGACAAAAGGTTACTCCAGTCAACATTGACTGGAAACAGGACCTTGACGATTGGAGGTTGGGCATTTTGGACTACCGTCGCGGGCTCAAAGAGGATTAAGGAATAACCATGCCGATTGAAAAGAACATCACCGTCGATGAGTTGCCTGTAGGTGACGTTGAAATCGAGATGGAAGAGGCGCTGCCTGATGTGGACATCGAGTTCGATGCCGAAACAGGCGAGGTGGTGATTGGGATTGGCAAGGAAGAGGACGAGAAGGTCCCCTTTGACAGCAACCTTGCTGAGGTTGTCGATCCGTCAGTCTTGCAGAGCATGTCCGCGGAGCTGATGGCGCTGTTTGAAGCGGACAAGTCTTCGCGCAAGCAGTGGGAAGATCAGTACGGCAAGGGCCTGAAGCTGCTGGGCTTCTCGTTTGAGGAGCGCACCAAGCCGTTCAAGGGCGCGTGCCCCGTTCAGCATCCCTTGCTGACCGAGAGCGTGGTGCAGTTCCAGGCGCAGGCGTTGAAGGAAATGATGCCCGCGGGCGGCCCTGTGCGTACGCAGGTCCTGGGCAAGGAAACGCGTGAGAAGTTGATGCAGGCCGAGCGCGTGCAGGACTTCATGAACTACCAGATCACCACGGTGATGGAGGAGTACACGCCGGACTTCGACCAGCTCCTGTTCTACGTGGGATATGGCGGCTCGGCTTTCCGCAAGGTGTACTACTGCGAGGACAAGGGCCGTATGACGAGCGCCTTGATCCTGCCGGAGGATTTGTACATCCCGTACAACGGCTCGAGCGTGATGAGCGAATGCTCCCGGATCACGCACCGCGTGACGATGCCGGTGAATGCCTATCGCCGTGCAGTCGTTCGTAATCAGTATCTGGACACCGCCCAGGCGCAAGCCGTGGCTGAGACAAGCCAGAACGTGATTCAGAAGGAGCAGGACCGCGTCGTGGGCATCGTGCCCACGGGTGGGGATGATGAAGAGATCGTGCTGCTGGAGTTCCAGGTTGACTACGACCTGCCGGGCTTCGAGCACAAGGAAGACGGCGAGGCCACGGGCATCAAGCTGCCGTACATCGTGACCATCGATGAGGTCACGAACCACGTGGTGGGCATCCGCCGCAACTGGAAGCAGGGTGACGAGCTCTATCGTCGCTGCCAGTACTACGTGCACTACCTGCTGGTCCAGGGCCCCGGTGCGTATGGCTTGGGCTTCCTGCATCTGGTTGGTGGCCTGAGCAAGACGGCGTCGGCCGCGCTGCAGCAGTTGATCGATGCGGGCACGCTGTCGAACCTGCCTGCTGGCTTCAAGGCCAAGGGCGCGCGGATCATGAACGACGACATGCCGCTGCAGCCTGGGGAGTTCCGGGATATCGACACGGGCGGCGCGGAGATCAACTCGTCGCTGTTGCCGCTGCCGTACAAGGAGCCGAGCCAGACGCTGTTCACGCTGCTGGGCTTCTGCGTGGATGCAGGCCGTCGTCTGTCGAGCATCACCGACATGCAGGTGGGCGACAGCAATCAGAACGCTGCCGTGGGCACCACGATTGCACTGCTGGAGAAGGGCTCCAGCGTGATGTCGGCCATCCACAAGCGCCTGCACTACGCGCAGAAGTTGGAGTTCCAGCTCCTGGCCAAGGGCTTCGCTGAGTACCTGCCACCCGAGTATCCGTACGACGTTCCTGGCGAGAGCCGCTTCATCAAGGCCAAGGACTTTGATGACCGGATTGACGTGCTGCCGGTGTCGGACCCCAACATTTTCTCGGTGGCGCAGCGCATCACCATGGCGCAGACGCAGTTGCAGCTCGCGCAGAGCGCGCCGCAGATGCACAACATGTACGAGGCATACCGCCGGATGTACGAGGCCATCGGTGTGCGGGATATCGATCAGATCCTGAACACGCAGAACGTGGACAAGCCTAAGGATCCGGCCAGTGAGAACTCGCAGGCGCTGGATGGCTCGCCGCTCAAGGCTTTCGCTGGCCAGCAGCATGATGCGCACATCATGACTCACCTGCTGTTTGGTATGTCGCCTATCGTTGGTGGCATGCCGCAGGTGGCCATGAACCTGCAGAAGCACGTGTTTGACCACATTCGCTTGAAGGCGGAAGAGGCTGTGGAAGCTGAGTTGTTCCAGCAGTACGGCACGGACCCTGAGGGACTGGTGTCGGCGCTGCAGCGCGAGGCGATGGTGGCCCTGAAAGTGGCTCAGTTCTTCCAGGAAGTCAAGCAGATGCAGTCCCAGATGATGGGCGATCAGACCGATCCGCTGGTCAAGCTCAAGGAGCAAGAGATTCAGCAGGCCGGTCAGCGTGATCAGGCCCGGATGGCGATGGATCAGCAGCGTTTGGCCTTCGATCAGCAGAAGGAAAACAACGATATGGCCATCGAGCAAGCGAAATTGGCCCAAAAAGGAGCATCAGATGTCCAAAAAACCCAACAAGTCATCGCCCAAAGTGCCCAAAGACGGTCCCAAGCCCGTTAAAAAGCCTTCGGCCGAGCCAAAAGTGACCTATGTTTATCGCAAAGACGCGTTCAACAAGGTAAAACTGGCTTGAAACTGGTGCTAATATGCACCGCAGCCTTCGGACAGGGGCCTATCTGTCTGCTTCATGGGGATATCCATGCTGGAATTCACTGAAACCCTACTGCGAGAGATTCGAAGACTGCGTGAGGACACGTATTCGATGATCATCAGCGGCGGTGTTCGCGACATGGAGCAGTACAGGTTCCTAATGGGCCGGTTGGAAGGCTACAAGTTCGTGGAAGAGGCTGTTCAGTCCCTTCTGCGCAAGGCCGATGACTAGCAAAAGGACCTTTTGATGGAAATGACTGCTCTGGAAAAGAAGTGGGCGGAGGAAAAAGCCGCTCACGAGCCAGTTTTGGACGACGCTTACACGACAGACGGGAGTCTGAACGTGGAAAAGCTCGAGGAATCGGTTCTGGACCGGATTCCGAAGCCAACTGGGTGGCGAATTGTCATTCTGCCGTACCGCGGCGCTGAGAAAACCAAGGGCGGTATCGTCCTGGCTGATCAAACTCGGCAGCGCGAGCAGGTGGCGACGGTCTGCGGGTATGTTTTGTCGGTTGGCGACCTTGCGTACAAGGATGAAGCCAAATTCCCGAACGGAGCATGGTGCCAGAAGGGCGACTGGGTCATTTTTGGCCGGTATGCCGGGGCGCGGCTCAATATTGATGGCGGCGAGATCCGAATCTTGAACGATGACGAGATTTTGGCGCGCATTCAAGACCCCGAAGACATCCTTCACCTGTGAGGTAGACCATGGCAAACACAGTTCCCGATACACAACTTGAGTTTGATCTGGGCGCGGACGAAAAACCGGCCGAGATCACGCTGGACGAGCCTTCTGACTCGTCCAGGGAGCCGATGGAGACTGCCAACAGGGCAGTAGCCGAGGCCCAGCCCGAAAGAGAGCAGCGCGAAGAGCTTGACCACGTCAGTGAGGCGGTTCAAAAGCGCATCGCCAAGCTGACTGCCCGCATGCGGGAGTCTGAGCGCCGTGAGCAGGCTGCTTTGGAGTACGCCCGCGGTCTGCAGAGCCAAGCGCAGGAGCTTCAGCAGAAGCTGGTCCACACGGACTACAGCCGCCTGAACGAAGCGAAGACCCGCCTGGAGACACAGCAGGCTACGCTGAAGGCCATCATCAAGAAGGCTCGCGAAGAGAACGACATTGACACCGAAACCGAGGCCACACAGCGTCTTTCTGAGCTGGTGATGGAGCAGCGTCAGGTTTCGGGTTGGATGCAGACGCAAGAGCAGCAACTGCGCCAGCCACAGCCCGCTCCTGCACCCCAGCAAGCGCAGCAGCCTGTTCGCCAGCCTCCGGCCCCGAGCCCCAAGGCTGAGGACTGGGCATCGCGCAACGATTGGTTTGGCAAGGACCGCACCCTGACCTATGCAGCCTGGGGTATTCACCAGACCCTGATCGAGAACGAGGGGTTTGACCCCAATAGTGACGAGTACTATACTGAATTGGACCGCCGCCTTCGGGAGGAATTTCCGAAGCGGTTCCCGGATGAAAGTCCGCAACAAACCAACAGACAACAGCGTTCCGCGCCAGCTGTTGCCCCTGCTACCCGGAGTTCCGGAATCAATAGTGCGCGCCGTACTGTTCGGCTATCCCCGAGCCAAGTTGCTATCGCTAAGAAGCTGAATGTTCCTCTTGAGGAATATGCCAAGTACGTAAAGGAGTGAAATCATGAGCGAACCCAAAATC